TGGAGGAAAGGATAAAACCAAGTCCAAGAGTGACAAGGTTTTACCTAAACTAGCTGACTCTGTGGATGGCTTAGACAAGGCAGTTAAAAGCGATTCTCTGTTTAAGGGCGCATCGCAACAATTAGGGGATACTTTTGACACATCTATCAATAAATTAACAGGAAGCTTTAATTCCTTTATTGGTAATCTAGGCGCTTTGTTCGGGGTTCAAAGAGCTGCGGCAGGTAAAGTTAGTGGGTTACAGATTGCTCAGATGGTTGTAGGGTTAGCAAGTTCTGCACTTGGTGCTTATAAAAAAGCAGCAGGAGGTGGGTATATCACAGGAGCAGGTACTTCAACCTCTGACTCTATCCCTGCCTTGTTGTCAAATGGTGAGTATGTCATAAATGCTAAGTCAGTTAGAGCTATTGGCAAAACTACTTTAGACAGGATAAATTTCTCAGCTCAAAGTCCTTTGGCTTTTGCTAAAGGGGGTTTAGTTCCTAGTCTATCAAGACAAGTTTCTCCTCAACCCTCATCTTCTCCTACAGCGTCTGGAGGAAACAATGGAATCAGAGTTGTTCTAGTAGATGACCAAAGAGATGTAAAGAATTACATAACCTCTTCGCAAGGAGAGAAAACTTTAGTGGATTTTGTTAGGAAGAATAAGTTATCATTAAAGAGAATCCTGAGTTAATATAGGTAACACATGGCAGTGTATGTTTTGGATGTTCCTCCTAATTGGGAAAGAGGAGTTACTGAAAGATTAGAGTGGTCTACTAATATCTTAAAGTCTAGGGAAGGCTATGAACAAAGGTTTTCTTTGAGAGTAGTCCCTAGACAGACAATAGAATATGACTTCCTGGTCTATAAGTCTCAGCTTCAAAAATTTAGGATGCAGTTACAAGGTAGTCAAGGAGGGGATTGGATTGTTCCTGTGTGGTTCAATATGCAGAAACTTCCTGCTAGTGTCTCTTTTGGAAGCTCTAGTGTCAGTATAGAAACTACTCAACATGAGTGGGAGGCGGCAGAATATGCTCTAATTTATTCAGACCCTACCCGTTATGAGGCAGTCCCTATTGCTACTGTTTCCCCTACCGGTATCACTTTACAAACTCCTTTAACAAAGGATTGGGGGGTAGGTTCTTGGGTTGTCCCTGCTAAACTAGCGCACTTAACCGGCACAATAGAACTCTCTGCTTTAACTCCAGAAGTTTTCACAGGGAGAATACAAGCACAATTTAATCAATTCACTACCCCTGTTTTGTCCCCTCACCAAGTGCTTAACGGTAAGCCTTACCTTGACCATGAACCAAACTGGGTAGCGGCTAGAAAAGCAAGTTGGCAAAGGAACACAGGAGTTATAGACTATGGAGTAGGTAACATAGTGACTTATGATTTGAATGGGTTTTCGGAAACAGTTAGAGACTTTGAATATTTGACTCATGAGCGCTCCTCCATTCACGAATTAAGAAGTTTTTTGTACCAAATTAAAGGAAAATGGAAAGGGTTTTATGTTCCTACTTATACTAATGATTTAACTTTAGTTACTAATCAAATAAATGCCGTAGATACTACTATTCAAGTTGAACATACTTACTTCTCAGAGAACTTATTGAGTAGGATATTAACCATGTATATTCAAGTAAGAACAAAATCAGGGGGGCAGATTATTACCAGGATAGTAAACTTCTCGTCCACTTCCTCTACCGAGACTCTTTACCTTGAAACAGCTTTTGGAACAACAGTACAAAAAAGTAATATTGAAAGGATTTGTTTTGTTTTTGTTACTCGATTAGATGCTGATGTTGTTGAGTTTAATTGGACAACCCCTGAAATATTTACTACTTTACTGTCCTTTAGAGGAGTATTGAATTGACTACTTACCACGATTTAGATATATCTTCTGATGAAGCAGAACCAATAGAGCTTTATACTTTTACTTATCAGAATGAAGTTCGCCATTACTGCAATCAGACGCATGACTTTGTTGAGGGGGGGATTACTTATGTCCCTGAAACTCTTACTAGAGAGGGGATGGAAATAACTAATGATATGAATAGACTCCCTCTCAAAATCACTACTCACAAAAATTTTGAACCTGCCTCCTTGTTTATTAGAGGGATAGTCAATTTTCCTATGCACATTTCTATTTTCAGAACTTACTCAGGAATAACAGCAGGAATCCCTACCTTTCTGATATTTAAAGGGAGAGTTTCTTATGCAGAATTTGATAATCTTGAGGTGAAATTAACTTGTGAACCTGTGATGACAGAGTTGAAAACCCCAGGAATAAGGAGAGTCTATGAGCCTTCTTGTACCCATAGTTTATATAGTCCATCAGGGTGTCAGGTAGATAAGAACTTACACAAAATTAATAGCTCAGTAGTTTCTGACGTTAATGGCAAAGTAATTACTTTATCAACCACACACGCAGACGGTTTTTTGACAGGTGGATATGTTGATATAGCAGGTACTTTGTATATGATTGCTTCAAACACAGGAAACACTATTTCTCTCTCAAGGTTTGCCCCTATTACAGGAACACCTACGGTAACTTTGTACCCTGGCTGTAACAAGACAAGGGCTGACTGTCATAACAAGTTTAGTAATATTAGTAGATATGGAGGTTTTTCATGGATGCCAATCAAAAACCCGTTCACAGGTGATGGAGTAAATTATGGATAAAGGAGAAGTATAATGTCTGTTATTGCTATAATAGAAATAATATTAGCGGTCATTTCTTTGGCGTTGGGTATATATTCAGCTTTACAGAAACCGCCTGAACCCCCTGTCCCTCTTCCTGACGGAATAGCTCAAATACCTGTTGCTGAACAAGGTAATCCTATCCCTGTTGTCTTTGGGGTAAGAGCAGTGAAGAAACCTAATATAGTCTGGTGGGGCGACCCTAAAAATAAACCTAACCAAATATCACCTTAACTATGAACCTTACTGAAGAACAACTTAACAAAGTAATTACTATTAATCACTTTAGGTCGGCTGGTTTGTGTGCTAAAGGTACAAAGAATTTTTCCAAGGAAGAGTCTTCAATTAGTCACCTCTCTTTGAAAGATGTTAGTGCAGGAAAGGTAAGAGTTAAAGACCTTTGCCACATCAAACATGCTTTAGTTGAAAAACTAATAAAAGAAGTAATTAAGAAGTAATTAAAAAATAACAAATAATATTTTCAAGGATTAGAAATGCCTAGTGGTGGTGCAGGTCCAATAACGGTTGGTTATCATTATTATCTAAGTATGCACATGGCTTTGTGTCATGGCAAAGTTGATGAAATAAGAAAAATAATTGCTCAGGATATTTTGATTTGGGGAGGTAAGACTAACCCAGATGGTACACCTGTCTCTACAGAAACTGGGTTGTCAACTACTTCTCTTCCAGATACTGACCTGTGGTTACCTGACGATATGACAGGTCATACAGAGACTGCTGTAGTTTCTATTAACCCTCTTTTTGAAACCATTAAACCAGGGAGTCCCTCTGTTGCTGTTTTTCCTGCTGGAACAGTAAACCCTGCTGAGCTTAGTAATGCAGGTAGAGTTGTTTTAACAGAGGCAGGATATACGGTAACCCCAGGGATGGTAGATATTGCCATCTGGACTCCTTATTATCCTGCGACTAAAGCCCCTGTTAATAGCCCAGGTAGGATTGTCATTAATGTCCATGAAATCTTAGGAGGAGCTAAAAAAGAAGGGGGTTTGTCTGGAATTGTCTATGTTATGTTTGGAGGGGACACTCAAACTGTTCCTCAACCTCTAAGAAATCAATTACTCAAATTTAATACAGGTGGTATCCCTATTCCTGACTTCAAAGGGGTCACTTCTATTTACTGGGATAATTTGTATTACTCTACAAATAGTTCAAGACCTAGACCTTGGGCAATAGAAGTTAAGCGTATCCCTTTGAAGACTGAGATTTACCCTGAAATTAATGGGGAAGCAAATCCTGCTTGGGTAATCAAAGAATGTCTACTAGATGGTGATTGGGGAATGGGTTTAACCCAAGCAGATATAGACCAAGCTAGTTTTGATGCCGCAGCTACTACCCTGCATAGTGAACAAGCAGGTATATCTATACTTTGGGAAAACCAAACATCAATAGAGGACTTTCTCAATGTTGTTCTCCAGCAATGTAATGGAACAGTCTATGTAAACCCTACAACAGGGAAATTTGTATTCAAGTTATTGAGAGATGATTATGATTACAATACCCTTCCTGTTATTGATGAAACAAACATTACTGATGTTAGTCAGTACGCTATCTCTGCTGTCTCAGACCTGATTAATCAACTGACAGTAAAATGGATAGACGTTACCACAGATAAATGGAACTCTATTACTGTGGTTAATACTGCTGTCAGAGAAATGCAAGGCAAAATAGTTTCCAGTGTTAGAGAATATCCAGGGGTTTCTAATAAAAGACAAGCAACTGAAATAGCCAGTCGCGATTTAACCGTATTCAGTCAACCCCTAGCTCAAGCAGTTTTTAGGGTTAATAGGACTGTTGCAGACTTAATGATTGGAGACGTAGTTAAATGGAATTGGGCAGAATATGGCATCATTGGGAGACCAATGAGAATATCAGCTATTAAATATGCTGCCTCTGACGAAAACGAAATTGAAATAACTGCTGTTGAAGATGTATTTGGAGCGCACTTAGTAAAATTTACTGACCCAGGAGGTACAGAGTGGGTCAATCCAGACCAAACCCCTAGACCTTCTGCTTACGCCAGAGTAATAAACCTTACTTACTTTGATTTGAGAAATAAATGGAGAGACCAAAACTTTTTGATTGATGACCTAGTAGATGAAACAGGTTACGTGTCTCTACTTTCATCAGCTCCATCAGAGGGGACACCTGAATATGTTATGTTCTCTAATCTTTATGAAACCAATGGTTCAGGGGATGTAACGATTTATGAAGAACATGGAGTTAAACAATTTTCTCCTGTTGCAGAATTAGGAGTTGATTTAGTTCCAGAAGTTTATTCAGTCTTTACTTTCATTAACGGAATAGAAATATCTAAGGTATCTAAAAATACTCATCTTCTTTGTGGAGATGAGATTATGTTAATTAATAGTATTGATAAATCCTTATCTCAAGTATCAGTATCAAGAGGTGTGTTAGATACAACTCCAGTTAATCACACAGCAGGAGAAACTATCTGGTTTTACGGGAATTTTGTTTCTTCTGATTCTGTTATTTACCCTTCTGGCGCAGAAATCGCTATGAGGGCTTCTACTATGAGTGGTGGGGGTCTACTTCCTGTCACTCAAGCTAGATTAGCAAGAGGAGTAGTCGAAGATAGGTGGTTCAGACCTTACCCTCCTGGTAATGTTTTAATTAATGGAATGAGCTACCCTAAAACCCTTGTTACAGGTCAAGTTTCAATTACTTGGTCGCATAGAAACAGGTTAGAACAAGATACTCTTTACTTAGACCAAGATGCAGTCAGTATAGCTCCTGAGAAATTTTCAAGCTACGTTATACAGATTGTTAATACAGCAGGTACTGTTTTAAGGACAGAAGAGAATTTATTGGGAGAGTCTTTTATTTATACTCCTGCAATGGAAGCTACTGACAATCCAGGTAATGTTTACTTTGTAGTTCTCTACACGGTACGATTTACTCAAATTTGTTTGTACCCTCAGATTGTAATGGTTAGAAGGTCTGGAACAAACACACCTCCTGTTCCTCCTTTTACGCCTTATGTACCTACCAAAGGTTTAGTTTTTGCGGACAAAGTATCCGTCACTAACCTTGGAGTGACTGGCATTGCTGGGAAGTTCTTTTCCAGGGATGCAGTGATTTCGTGGGATAATGATGCTGATTTAGTCTTTGCTTCAATGGGAGACTCACTTACTTCTTTTAAAGATACTTGGTTCTCTCATTACAATGTTAGAATTAAACGCCTTGACAACACTATAGCAAGAGAGTTTACAACAAAAAGTAATAGTTTTACTTATACTTTTGATATGAATAAGGCTGACCCTGGTGGATTGTCCAGGGATTTAGTAGTGGAAGTGGAGATTATAGATTACACCAATACTACTTCTCTCCCTTTTTCTGTCTCTATTTCTAACCCTCCTCCTCTGTTAGACCAAATAACGACTATTCCAGCGGAGGGTAAAATTTCTATTTACTTGGAAGAGTCAGATATTGATTATTCCTACAGCAACATCTATGCCTCTAAAGTTTCTGGGTTTACCCCTGACTTAACTCCAAAAACAGGTAACTTAGTTTATTCAGGTAGTGACAAAGTTATTGAAGTCCTGACCCCTGATTCGGCTACTTGGTATTACCGAGTTCAGCCTGTAGATAGTTTTGGTATAGACCCAACCAGTATATCTGCGGAATATTCTACACAGGTTTTTTCTCCTGCTGGTTGGGTCACCCCCTCTTTACTAACTGAACTATACTACACGTTAGAAGATGCTGACCCTAACAACAATTTCTTATCTACTACTCTAGTTGCTCCAACCATCCCTGGCGGAGGCGTGGCGATTGACCATACGCTAAGGTCAGACGGGACAATAGATTTAAGTTTAGATTGGAATTGGGCTGGTACAGAGGCAGATATTGATGGGTTTGTTATCTTAGCTCGTTACTCTGAGACCGACTCAACTACTTATACGTTTACTGCTAACCCTAATGTGGCTACCCCTGATGAGTTTGGGTTTCCGGTCAGTAGGAACAAAAGGTCGTTTGTTGCTTATGGGGTACAAAAAGACGCTTACTATTCTTTGGCTGTTGTTGCTTATAGGAGAGTAGATAAAACTATTAATTCTGATGGAGTTCTATACTCAACAATTGCTTACCCTGTTTTATCTGCTGAAAGACCTTATTACCCTGTTAATGAAACTCCTTCTCCTTATGGTATTTTAGCTACTGTTTTAGGCGACCCTGCTAGTTGGATGACA